CTGGAAGGAAGCAGCACTAAGTAGGATCCGGCATGTGTCTGATATAAACCGCGTAACAGCAAGCCTGAGAGCTTGCTTTTTTATTTGTCAAAAACCAAAAGGGGCAGAAAAGGGGCAAAACTCATTTACCTTTAGCATTAAGCTTTTCAACAATACTAGCCTTTGTTTTCTTGGTTACATGAGTGTAGATTTTCATTGTTGTCTCCATGTCTGCATGACCTACGCGTTCCATGATTGCTTTTACTGGTATGTTCAATTCAGCAAGTAGGGAGATGTGAGAGTGTCTAAAAATATGGCTAGACATTTTCTTTTTGATAGCATCTTTACCAAGCTTGTCATTCATAGTCTTTAGCGAGTTGTTGAATGAGTTGATTTGAATCGGTTTGCCTGTCTTACCAACAAAGAGATAAGAGGTTTTACCCTTGAACTTTAACTTATTCTCTAAAATCAATTCGTCAATTATTTCTATTGCTCGATTTGATAGATCAATTTCACGATATGATGCTAATGTCTTTGGCATCTCTTTTTTTGCATTCTTGTAGCCGTCTGAATAATCTAGAGTACCAATCACTTTTATAGTTTTGCTATTCGGATCGTAATCATCGATTGTGAGGCTTATAGCTTCGCCTGCACGCAGTCCAGTCAAATACATGAACTCAGCGAGCCTTCCGTGATGGACGCTCTGAAACGTGCTGTAATAGACGTTTAACAACTTAGTTATTTCTTCTTCTTCTAAATATTTATCCTCGACTTTTTCATAAGTCTCTTTTGTTAAAGATGGCTTTGGAACTTTCGTCCTACTAATAGGATTAAGATTGATCATTTCCATGTCGACTGCATAATCAAGAGCCATTTTTAGGACACTTCGAAACTTTTTTTTGTATTCATAAGATTGGGTTAACTCGTTTAGGAAATCTTGATAAAACTTTGTATCTGTATTACGTACCACTGCTTCAGTGTTAATGTTCTTTCGTATGTATTTTAAAAGCTTTTCATAATTAACTCGCGATGACTGACGAATAGAAACTTTGTGCTGATTCCACCATATATCCAATAATTCTCCAAGCGTGATCTTGATTTGATTTTTCTCTTCGATCTTCTTATCGATTTTATCTTGAAGTTCACTGATTGCTTGTTTTTTTGCTTGATTAGATTTGCTGTTAAGAGTGACTGAAACTTTTCTGTTCTTTTCTGTATATGGGTCAGTGTATCGTTCGGAATATTTGAATTTACCGTTCGGTAATTCTTCAATCCACATGTTTATTCAACTCCTATTTTTTGGTATAATAGGCACAGTAAAATAAGCCTATGCCTATAGGTGATTTATTTTTCACATCCACTCGATCTTTGGTCGGGGAGAGCGGGTGTGTTTTTTTATTAGTAATATGTGTCTATTGTTCCCAAGTAGCATCTCCATATGAAACCGAGTAAGGACCTGTTCCTTTAGCAGCGAAATGCATAACTACAGTTGCTTTTTTTTCGGCAGCTATAGTATGTGGCACATTGTTACTGTACGTGCTGGCATCAAACCGTCCCATTTGTGAATCTCCGTCATATAAAGAAAAGGACTGTGCATTAAAGTCGATAGGTGAAGAGTCAGTATTTTCTACTTCTGCAGTTACTACAACGGCATGCTCTCCTTCATTGGTTTCGTGAAGCTCAATTGAAGGGTTATCCTCAATTGATACTACGGTAATTTTTTCTCCGCTTTGAAATGTTCCTGGCTGATTTAAACTCATTTGATTGCTACTTGAAGAATTCGATTCAGTTGTTTCATCTGAATCAGTAGTCCCTACGAGGCTTTCTAATAAACTTTTACTAGCTTTCACTTGTTTTTTCAGTTTTGTATTTTCTTTTTTTAAATTAACATTTTCTTCCCTTAAACTAGAAGTTGTTTCATCGGAACTGGATGAACACCCTGTGAATGTAAAAAAAGATATTGATAATAATAGAGCCAAAACAATTTTTTTCATTTCCTAACCTCTTTTCTTTGTTATAATAAACTTATATCGGATCTCGAAAAGAGGTCATTTCTTAGTCCGTGTTCGCAGCATGGGCTATTTATATATATAATTCCATTTCCAATGGTATCGCATAATAGTTTAGTATTTCTTGTTTCGTTGGTTGGTATAGTTCGGACTCATGACTACCATCAATTAGTAGGCATGTTGCTCCACAATTAGCTTGAGCTTCAATTTTTGAAGTAGAGTTCAAATTGATTCGTGATAATTGTGGGGTGTTCTCATTCGGATGAAACACAGCATGGATTAATTCGTGAGCGCATACAAAACGCATTTCATCTTCAGTCAAACGACTATTAAGATGAATAAATTTAATTCTACTGACTTTATTATAAAATCCGAAAACGTCGTCACCAAAATCGTTTGTTAAAATCTGAATGTCTAAGTCATTAGCAATCTTAAATGGATCGTGGGAATTGTGTAATTTTGATAGTTTCGCTACAGCACTCGGAACCTCTCTCAACAACATAAAAATAGTCCCCCTTATTGACCATTTCGATATTTGTTTGGTGTGAATTTCTTCTTCGCCAATGTTTTTCCAATCCGTAGCGATTCCTCTAATGAAGCTAGAACTGCAGCCTTTGCTTCAGGTGATAACTCTTCCGAATCTTTTGAGAATGCAATTGAGTCGGCTTTCGACATATCTTCAACGATTTTCTCTAACTGTTTTTGTATATCTTTTTGATCTTTTTCGGTCAGATCATAGTAGTTCCTCTTATCTGTCCTTCCAAGAAGGTAGTCTGTTGACACATCGAAGTAATCGGCAGCTTTTTGAAGCCGTTCGCTTGAGGGGGATTGCTTATTCCATTTACTTATACTTCCTTGACCGAAATTTAGTTTTCGCTCTAACTCAGCAATAGTCATATTCCGTTCGTTAGCTAATTCCTTAACTCTGTTTAATAGCATAATATCAACCTTTCCGCTACTAAACACAGATTTTTATTTGATAATTGTCAAAAATACCGTTGACAAATGGACAATCGTCAAATATACTATGTTTGTAAGCAAGTTATTTACGGCATACAAAAAGCAAAAGTAATAACAAATAGTCCGCCAAGACGCTCAGCATTACTCGATTTGTTGTGTGCTGTATTTCCTATGCTTACATTATGGACGATTGTCAATTTTATGTCAATAGATTTGACAAAAATAATTGATTATTGTCTGGAAATGGAGGTGAAAGAAATGTCACGAAAAAATCAAGTGAAAATTGCGCTTATTCCAAAAGGTTGGAGCCAACGTGAGCTTGCTAGGCAAATGGGAATTACAGTCAGTTACTTACAAGACTTACTCAACGGTAACCGTAATTCTGAGGAACGATTGAAGCAGATTGAGGAGCTTTTAGAAATTAAGTTCGAAGAGAAGGAAAAGATTGGATAAGGAGGATAAATAATGACAGAAAAAATCGCCTTGGCAGAAACCATCAAATTGCCTCAATTATCAATGCCAAAGGATGAAGCGATAAAATATTTCGGATTTGAAGGACATGAATCTACATTTCAAAGATTGTTAGCAGAATTCAAAGTACATCCTGATTACAAACGTGGTTATCGAGCACCGACATACAAAATTGTGCTGATAAACATCAATCTGTTTGATCAATTTTTGGATTGGAAAGATAAGAATAAATTTAGGTAGAGGAGGCGACAGCATGAAAAAAGTCTATTGGCTTCGTAGAACAGGAGCAATGTTGTTTGCGTTTGGAATTGGGGCTGCAATTACAGGAAATGTACCGGATTGGTTAAAGGTAGCATATGTTAGTGCAGTATTTGGCTTAGTACTCATCTACGATGTGACAGAGTACAACATAAAAAAGCCAGCCGAGGGGGCTGACTATGATCAATAAGGACATATTAACGCTACTAGCTATATTTTTCGGTTTAGGATCAATAATCATAAATTTCTATTTGATTCTCAAAGATAAGTTTTTTAGCTAAAAAGAGTCTTTCAATTTAAGCCCATATTTCTTTGAATAATTCGCAGTTTGCATGTGAAAAACCAATTTATCATTCGGTGTAATAGATTCGATTTTTAAGATTTCTTGAAAAGCTATTGCTGATCCACCGGGAAGAGCTTTTGCGAATTCAATAGGGTGAAGTCTTGAGCTTCTATGAAATGATCCCATATCAAAACCTCCATCATGATACCGAGAAGTTTCAATTCTATTGCCATTTAAATAAAAAGAGGACATGACAATAGAGTTAGGAGTTTTAGAAGGGTTGGACAGAATACCTGTCATGATAAGTCTTTTACTTTTTTGATCTGCTAAGAGTGTGTAGGAAAGAGTTAATCGTTTTCGATCATTAAAAAAATTATATAGCGAAAGCGAGAATCCTGAAATGGAAATTAAAAAAAGTATCAGTTCTTTGTTTTTTAGGATAAATGAAAGCATTATACACCATCCAGTTTTTAAATCATTATAACAAATAGAAAGGAGAAAATTTATGAATGATTTAGTAATCATGAAAAATAAAGCTGCTGTAACTACTAGTTTACAGATTGCAGATAGCTTTAATAAGAAACATCAGCATGTGCTAAGAGACATTGATCAGTTGAAAGAAGATGTGTCCAATTTTGGACAGATGTTCTTAGAGGGAACTGAGTCCGATTCTTATGGACGGCCAAGGCGGATTTATTTCATTAGTCGAGACGGATTCTTTTTACTAGCAATGGGATTTACTGGAAAGAAAGCAATCTATTTTAAACAAAAGTATATTGAAGCATTTAATGAAATGGAAGAAGTGATTCGAAAGAATACTGTTCCACAGTCCATCGAAGATATGATGATTTATCAACTTCAGGATATGAAAGAAGTAAAAAAGGACGTTTCAATGCTAAAAGATACCATGCGAATTACAGGACAGCAAGAGTTTGAAATTAAGAAAAATGCTAATACAAAAGTGCTTGAGGTGTTGGGTGGAAAAGACTCATATGCATACCAAGAATATAGCAAGAAAGTATTTGCGCGGTTTTGGTCGGAGTTCAAGCGTACATTTTCAATCCCCCGATATGGAGAGCTACCACGTAAAAGATTCGATGAAGCAATCAACTTTATTGAAATGTGGATGCCGGAAACGAGTATTCGAATTTTAATAGATCAATTAAATCGTCAGCAACGATTATTTGGAGATGATAACTAATGACTAGAGTAGAAGCGCTGCAGATTGGGAAAATCATTGCTGATCGTTGGTGGCATCATAACGAGTCAACGATTCTAGCAAAACAGAATATTGAACGCAGAAAAGCTTGGGAACAAAAAAAGCTCACTTCGCCGGCAAGCAATTAGTGAGCACGTAAAATTTATTTTCAAGGAGAATATACCATGTTTGATTATGATAAAGCAATATCAGATTCTGATAATCATGTTTTTACGAATGTTAATCAGACTCTAAATAAAATTGATAATCCTGAGTATGGATATATGTACGATGATTTCGGCACGCAAGTTTTGCCAGACGACTTAGTCATGAAAGTAGTGTTCAAAAAGAGAAAGATTAGCAAGGACTGTTTAACCACAATCACTTTCGCTAAATATGTGACGATCGATAATTATGTTGAATTAATTGACGATATCGGTATTGAGTATCAGGATTACAGCTTTGCTATCGAAGGCAAAGAGTATCTTCAAAAGAAAATAGAAGGGACGTTAGCTCGTGAATAGAAAATGCCCAAGATGTAGAAACGAACGTATCAAAGACGATCATAAGTTTTGTTCGATTTGCGGACTGAAATTGGAGGGTAAGGATGATGAACACCTTAGAAAAATATGAATTAGAAGATTTGGAGCAAACTTCGGTAGAAGGATGGACCATCGATGATATCGGTGGCGCAGATTGGGCACTAAGAAAAATTTCAGCTCTTCAAAGTCAAAATGATGAAATTAAGAAGTTCGCTGATTTGGAACGAGAAAGAATCGCGAGTTGGGAGATAAAAGAAACCGAAAGTAATAACGAGAGAATCAGTTTTTTCGAAAAGAAGCTAAGTGAATACTTAAATAAATTACGGAAAGATGATCCTAAAGCTCGAATCAAAACGCCACATGGAACAGTTGGGACAAGAAAAGTTCCCGATAAATGGGAATACTCTTCAGAGGCTGTTGCAGAGTTGAAAAAATTAGGTATGACTGAATACGTGAGGATTAAAGAAGAAGTTGATAAAGCAGCATTTAAGAAATCGGTATCGGTTCTTGAAGGTGGACGAATTGTAAATAGTGATGGTGAAGTAATTGAAGCGGTTAAGGTTATTCCGCAAGGCGAAAAATTATCCGTAAAGGTGGAAAAATAGCATGGAAGTTAAAAAGGCGAAGCGGGAAAAGCTAAAAGTTCCCATTATGATCACTGGAGCAAGCGGCAGCGGAAAAACAGTATCAGCTCTTTTAATTGCAAAAGGGATCGTTGAAAAAATGTATCCCGATTTATCAGACGAGGAACAGTGGTTGAAAATCGGGGTTATTGATACGGAACATAAGAGAGCACTTTTATATGCAGAGTCCACTGTGGCTGGTGTATATATCGGAGAATTCTTACACCTAGACTTTGAACCTCCATACACAGTGAACAATTATATCCAGGCATTTCGATTAATGAAAGATGAGGGCATCGAAGTAGTAATAATTGATTCGATTTCTCATGCATGGAGCGGTGAAGGCGGAATTTTGGAACAAGTAGAAAGTTTTACCAAAGGGAACTCAATTAAAAATATGCAGGCTTGGGCAAAAGTAAAACCACTTGAAAAAGAATTTCTTAAACTAGTGACTGGCAACTCAGTTTATGTGATTGCTACATCTCGAAGCAAACAAGCCTATGATTTCGATAAGGATGAAAAAGGTAAAACGAAGATAGTAAAAATTGGGCTCAAGCCAGACCAAAAAGATGCCCTTGAATATGAATTCGCTATTGCATTGAGGATGGATCAAGACCATATTGCCGAAGCAACGAAAGATAACTCTAATATGTTTGATCTTCCGTTTAACGTGTCATTGGAAACTGGACGGAAAATTTATGATTGGTCTGATCAGGGAATCGATCTAGAAAAACAGAGACGGGAATTAGTGATGGATATCATAGGCATGTCTGAAGAATCATCAGCGAGAAAGGCTGTCTTCGATGAAATGATGGGGAAAGCTAACGGAAGAAGAATTGACGATTTACCAATAAAGAGTTTGAAAAATTTAAAAGGGATTCTTGAAAGAACGGAAGAACCTAAAGCTGACGATCCTAAAGAGGATGAAGAAGTAAAACAAGAAGAATTGTTCGATAAGGACAAACCACCTGTAAGAGAGTGATGAAATGTTGAACATAAGAATCGTAGGCAGGCAGTCTAACGGCGACTTTGTTGTTCGACCGATTGATGACAGTAAAGAAGAGTTAGAACTGCTCGTCAAACGACGTAAAACGTTGCTGACGGCTCAATCGTTCAACCCGAATAAAGTAACTCGTCCACAGCAGAAAATCGCTCATGCGTTGATTAGAGACATCGACAGTTATACGGACAATGAATGGTTCATTCAGAATACCGAAGATGATCTAAAGATTAAGTTTTGTATTGATCGAGGACTACCTTATGAACAACTATTCTCATTATCGAATTGCAGCAAAGATTTAGCAACACAATTTATCTCATGGTTAGTTGAATACTGTTTTCATTATGACATTCCATTTGATGGAAAGGATTTATATCTAGTTCACGATATGAATAGAAAAATGTTCTTGTCGACGCTTCACAACCGTTGTTTCGTCACTCAAGCACGCCGACAAGATGCGGTTCTACACATACACCACGTAAACGCCGTCGGGATGGGAAAACGTTCTAAGGTTGATCATCGTGGGCGCTATTACATGATACTTAGAGCCGAATTACACGATGAGATTCATCAACTTGGATATGACGAGTTTTGTCAAAAATGGCATGTAGGAGCAATCAAACTCTCTGATCAACAAATTCTAGACTTCGGACTGATGAGCGAGAAGCAAATGAAACAATTGGATGACAACCCAGATTATGAAATAAAAGATTGGCAGTTGCCGGATAAGGAGGGGAACAGTGGAACATAAAGGTTATTTCGCAGTAATACCGGCGATTGTTAGGTACGATTCAGAGTTGCCAGGTAATGCTAAGTTGTTGTACGGAGAACTGACGGCTCTCTCCAATGAGATGGGTTACTGCTGGGCCACGAATCAGTATTTCGCTGAACTCTATAAAGTTAGTAAGCGGACCATTAGTAATTGGATCGCAAAACTGGAAGAGAGGAAATACATCACTATTGATCTTCAATATAAAGAAAATTCTTTTGAAGTAGCAAGACGGTGCATATATATTTCTCCATTTCCGACAAGCGGTGATTTCTATGGGGGTAGAAATAAATTTCATGAGGGTATAGAAGAAAATTTCCAGCCCCCCATGAAAAAAACTTCTAATAGAATAATACAATCTAATAATACAAAGAATAATAAATATATATATAGTGTCGATTTCGATGGGTATTGGAAAATGTACCCAAAAAAGACTCAAAAAAAGAAAGCGTTAGAACAATTTAAAAAGAAAGTGAAATCGGACGCTGACCTATCTGAATTTGATAAAGGGTACCTTAATTACTTGAAATATATTGAACTAAATGATTGGTATCATCCTCAAGAATTATTTAGGTGGATTCGTGATGAACGGTATAAGGATGAATACGATCTGGCACCGAAAGTTAGTAAAAGTAACTACAAAAACAATAAACACCGAGTTGAAGAGGTGCCAAGTCACATTAACACCCAGCCGAATAAAAAAGAATCTGACATTGACTGGGTAGCAGAGGCAGAACGTTCTCTCGCCGAAAGAGGTGCGGAGAGTGAATGACTTTGAGTTGTTAAAAACACTACACAATAAGTTGCCTCAGGATTACAAAGAGATACAGGTACCTTATTTAACAAGGTATAGCCAACATATCGTAAAAGGTGGAAATGTCTCTGACGATCGAGCAAAACAATTGTTTAAACAATACTGGGTAGGCTATTTCATCTATCATTACCAACAAAAAAATAAGGAATATGATTTTTGGGTTCTAAATGGTCAATCATATGAAACACAACTTGATTTTGCGAAAAAGATGTACGAAAAAGTGTTTGGACATGTACCCAAAATGAAGGAGAGAAAATGACTAGGTATACATTACATTTAGAACCAAAGCCACAATCTCGGCCACGTTTTGGGCGAAACGGAACCTATGAAGATAAGGGCATGAAACAGTGGAAGCGTAATTGCGAGAGTCAACTTAGATTAATGAATCCTAGAATTATCGAGAAGGGTGCTATATCCGCCGCTATGACGTTTTACATCTATCCGCCTAAACGGATAGCCGAGGTGAAAAAGAAACGCTTAGAACTCGAATCAGAGATAATTTATGTTGATAAGCGACCAGACATAGACAATTACATCAAAGCAGTTCTGGACTGTAGCAATGAAATACTCTTTAAAGATGATGGACAGGTAGCTGCACTATCGTCGCAAAAACTTTATTCGTTAAATCCGCGTATAGAAATTGAAATTACAAGCTTGGAGGAAAACAAATGATAAACAATGTGGTTTTAGTCGGGAGATTAACAAAAGATCCTGACTTACGATACACAGCGAGTGGCACTGGAGTAGCAACATTCACTCTAGCAGTGAATAGAAACTTTACCAATCAAGACGGAAACAGAGAGGCGGACTTTATTAACTGCGTAATTTGGCGTAAGTCTGCTGAGACGTTAGCCAATTATGCTAAAAAGGGAACGCTGCTAGGTGTGACTGGCCGCATTCAAACAAGAAGCTATGAAAATCAACAAGGACAACGTGTCTATGTAACAGAAGTAGTCGCTGAGAACTTCCAATTGCTTGAATCACGTAGTGCGAGTGATCAGCGTCAGAGTAATAATGCCAGTGCTAACTCAAGTGGCAACTATGATCAATCAAATAAAAATAGTGTGCCTGATTTTGGTAGAGATAACGATCCTTTTAGTGGTTCATCGATTGACATCGGCGACGATGACCTGCCGTTTTAGGAGGGGTTAAATGAGTAGACGTAAAAGCACTGAGCAACAGGAAGCATGGAGCGAATTGTTGTTGCTAATAAATGATCCAGAATGGTATCTGGATAAGCAAAAAAGTAAGAGACATAAACAGTTAATGCTGATCATTGAGAACGAAGAGGATTTAACAGTATCAGAAAAAAACGACATACGGTATCAAAGGTATTTAGATGCTCGACCAGGTATGGAAGAAGACATTGTTGAATTGTTAAAACAAGAGATGCCTGTTAGCAAATTAAGAGAGAAATATAGGATTGATCCTCGTGTTTTTGTATATCTTCGCAGGAAACACAAGATCAAGAAGTATCAGCGCCTGCAGGTGCCATTAAAGGAAGAACTTGAAGAGACTTATAGAGAAGGCGGATGGAAAGCGGCAGCTGAAAAATACAAGGCTTCGCAACCCACAGTCTATTACTGGATGAAAAAATATGGCATAGAAAGAAACCACATGAGAAGCTGACCTTTTTTGAAAGGGTGAAAGAAACATGGAAATGAAAGAGCAATTTATTAATGCTGTTGTCAGGAACATGGAGCCCGAACTTGAAGCAAAGCAACTTAGAAAACTGAAAATTGTTTTAACGATTAACCTTGAAAAAATTCGTGTTGAAGAAGAATGCAGAGATGTAATCATCTACGATGAAACATCTGACATTGCCGCATACAAGCAATATTTCGTTTCAATGAAGCTCCGCGGCCTTTCGCCTGGAACAATTAATCTGGCGATGCGAACGATCGACAAGTTTAACAGGTGGGTGCGCGTAGCCTTCAACGATGTCACTACTAACGATATTCGTCTGTACATTGCTCATCGAGAGATGAATGACCATCTATCATCAGCAACTTTAGATAGAGAACGCGGTGCAATCTGTCGCTTCTTCAAATGGTTGTTCGAGGAAGAGTATATTGCACGCGATCCAGGGCGACGTGTTGAAAAAATCAAAGTTGAGAAGAGACTGAAAAAGGCGTTTACTCCAGTGGAAGTTGAACTGATGAGAAATGCATGCAGAAAACCAAAAGAGAAAGCAACATACGAACTATTACTCAGCACAGGCTGCCGAGTGACAGAACTAACAATGTTAGCGATGGAAAACTACGATCAGTCAAGAGGAACTATTACCGTTGTTGGGAAAGGAAACAAAGAAAGAGTGGTCTTCGTCAATGCTCGGGCCAAAGTGGCTATTGATAATTATCTTGTGATAAAGCCACATTCAGAAGGCCCTATCCTATGTGGATTACACGGAGTGGGAACAGCTATGACTAGCAACGGTATTCAGAAGATGGTTAAAGAGATTGGAAAACGTGCTGGCGTTGCGCATGTTCATCCGCACAAATTTAGGAGAACTGCTGCGACCTTAGCGCTAAAAAGAGGTATGAGCCTGAACGATGTACGGCGATTTCTTGGACATACGGATGTTGACACGACGCTCCAATATATCGACACGAGCGGCTCAGACCTGAAATTAGAACATGAGAAATATGTCGCATAAGACAAATCAAATGGCTTTTGGAAAGGTAGCAAGGTTTGCTGCTTGAACGATTGCAGGGAACCTTGTATTTTTTCGGGCAAAATAGCAGATGAACTTGAAATACTAATTGATGAACTGAGAAAGAAGGATGAGTAAAATGCCTAATCATATTACTAATAAGCTTCATTTTGAAGGAGAAGTACAAGATATTTTAGAGGTCCGAAACTATATCAAAGGTGACAGAGATGGTCAATATATCGATTTCATGAAGATCGCAACTCCTCCAAACTATATTTTTATGGGATCAGTGGATCATACATTACAGGAGATTTTCCAATCAGATAAAACTTCAATGTCATTTATGGCTGAAACTGATACTTGGTCTAGCTGGTGTCCACGTTACTGGGGAACAAAATGGAATGCATATGATTTAGAGGAATTTGATGGTAAAAACTCAGAAAATACACTTTTCTTTAGAACAGCTTGGAGTGGAGTTCCTCGGTTGATCGCATTACTAGGAGATAAGTTTCCTAAGGTAAATTTCTTTTACGAATTTGCCGATGAAGATTTTGGTTATAACTGTGGATTCATGAAAATCACAGGTGGTAACGATCACGGTTGGAGAAACTACGAATACAAAAAGCTTGATGGTGGTAGTAAAGAAGCATTCGATCTAGCCTCCCAGTTGTTAGAAGTTGAATCGGAATATGGCAAATACTACTGGGATGATGACAATCAGTCGATTAAGTATGAGGAATACGACTATTAACTGGAGCATTAGCTAACTTAAGTAAGCTACTTTAAAAGTGAATAGAAAGGTCTGAGAGCAATGTTAGATGTAGAACGTATAAAACAACGGTTAAGCGAAAAACAACTGACAGAGTACCGCCTAGCTAAAAATATCGGCACATCAACAGCGCACATGTCACGACTAATGACTGGAGACATAAAAGACCCGAGATTTGAACTTGTCTGCAAAATAGCAGATGCACTTGATATCACAGTAGATGATTTGAGAAAGAAGGATGAGTAAAATGCCGAATTGGGCTGAGGGAACATTGAAGGTAAGAGGTAAGAAAGAAAATATTATCAAATTTCTGAGAGAAGGCCTACTTGGGTATCCAGAACGTGGTTATGACGGTGTAGATGAACATGGTTTACCAAAGATTGTTTATTCTCATCGAGAAGTAGATATCACGCATGATGAAGACTGGGAGACAGATATTCATTGTAAAGGCGGATTCTATATTGATAAAACTCGAAGAGCATTTATTGAAGAAGAGTGTATTCAGTTTTATCACGATTACGAAGCAGATATTTATAAATTGGAAATTCTTGGATTTAAACAAGCATGGGCAGCTAGTCCAGAAAATTTCATTGAACTATCAAAACAGTATGAACTTGATATAAAGATTTTTACCTTTGAAATGGGAATGGAATTCACACAAGAAATCGAGATCATCAATGGTGAACTGACAAAAAATAAAGAACAAGAGAAGTTTGATGATTATTTTTGGGAAGTCCCGTTTGCGACAATTGGCGGATAACTGGAGCTATCACAGAGGAAATGGAGGGAAAACTTTGCTTCAAATATTAGAGCTTTTTGGAGGGATAGGAAGCCCTCGAATCGCTCTCAGAAATATGGGAATACCAACAAAATCAATTGATTATG